GATTTGCCTTCCTCATCGCCATTGGTGGTGAAGTGTTTGATTTGGCTGACGATTTTGCCGTTAGCCTTGACGGTAGTGGTCATTACAGTATTGGATCGGGGTCTAGCCTCGCTCTTGGCGCGCTGGCACATGGCGCAACTCTTGAAGAGGCGTTAGAAATAGCCGCAAGTAAAGACCCATATACCTCAGCGCCGTTTTATTTTTATGAGCAGGTAAAGCGTGGATAAGAAAATAGCGGAGACTGTATTAGCTCGCGCCAAAGGATACTGCGAGGCTTGTGGTTTGCCCGGCGATGACTTTGCCCTGCATCATAGAAAACTGAAATCGCGTGGTGGCAAAGATGAAGTTGCCAACCTGATCGCGGTTCACCATAACTGCCACAATCTAGGCACAAATAGTATTCACCTAAACCCAGAAGTGGCTACGGTGAAAGGTTGGATGGTTCCTTCGTGGGCCAACCCTGCCGCCTATCCCTTACACCTACACGGTGCAGAGATAGTAGTGTTAGACAACAAAGGCAATTACAATAAATTGGAGGCTTCACATGGCACAGATAACAGTTAGCGGAAATGTAGGAACTGATCCTGAGATTAAGTTTTACGATGGAAAGAACGGCTCATTTGGTGTAGCTCGTTTCTCTCTAGCCTATACCCCGCGTGAGAAAGATAAGGCAGGTAATTGGGCAGATGGGATCACTACTTGGTTCACTGTATCGGTTGTTGGCAAGCAAGCAGAACTCGTTGCCGACTCCATCTCAAAAGGTCAGCGTGTTCAAGTTACTGGCGCATTTAAGCAGTCCAGTTACACCGCCAAAGACGGAACACAAAAGCAAGGATTAGAGATTAAGGCAGATAGCGTTACTCTCGAACTTGTAGGCGCTAAGAAATCAAAGCCAGTAGTTAATGATGAACCCGAATGGGCTAACTCATGGAACTAATTGACTCTAAAACTGTCTGCGAGATTTTGGAGATTACCAAGAATAATCTCCATCAACTTCAGCACCGCAAGCGTTTGGTGTGGGCTGAAAAGAAAGGCAAGCAGGTTTATTACAACCGCGCCGATGTAGAAGCATTGAAGGCTAAACGCTCAAAGTGAAATGCGCTAACTGCCGCCGTCATTCTGAAAGACCGATTTGCGAATCGTGCTGGAATTTTGCGGTAGAGCAGTTGCGTGTATTTCCTAAGCGTTACCACGAATTAGAAGATGAGCTATTGCCATCTAACGGCGCACAGGGCGAACGAGTGTCGGGTTCTAAAACCCCACCGCTACCTCTACGCATAGAAACCTTACATCTTCGCACCGGAGGAATATCAACGCCCTTGATTAAACACGAAATTGAAATGCGTAAGACTCGACAAGAAACCCGTATTACTTGGCGCGGAGAAGAGATCAACCGTATAACCATGACTTGCGAGTATCACATCAAGCGCGAGCAATGGAGTTTTACCGAGTACGGGGATGTAGCCGATCTTGCGACTACGATCATCAGCATTAGCAACAAGATCAACTTTGTCTTGGGAAATAAGTCTGAAGATATCGTTATCGGCTCTTGCCCAACTATTGATGAAGCCGGAAAGCCCTGCAACGCTAAACTCAAGGTTAATCCTCAAATGAAAACCCTAGAGGTAACCTGTAGGGTCTGCGGAACTGTATGGGATTCAACTCGCTGGAGATTGCTTGGAAAGATGATTGATGCATAGTCCTGACTGCCGTAAGGAAATCCGACCAGTACCCAATCACGGTTATTATGAAATGATTTGGGTATGCGTTAAAAATTGTGAGGCGAATAATGCAACTAATTAACAACGACTGCATCGCAGCAATGAAGGAAATGCCAGATAACTCGGTGGATTCAATCGTAACCGATCCTCCTTACGAGCTAGGGTTTATGGGCAAGTCGTGGGATGCAAGCGGCATCGCCTTCAACATTGAGGTATGGCAAGAGGCGCTTCGCGTACTCAAGCCCGGTGGTCATCTCATCGCCTTCTCAGGCTCTCGCACTTATCACCGAATGGCGGTGGCGATTGAGGATGCAGGATTTGAGATTCGCGATCAGATTCAATGGATCTATGGCTCAGGATTTCCGAAGTCACTCGATATTGCAAAAGCAATTCAAAAAGCAAGTGGAGTTGAACCAATCGGATTCAAAGAAAATGAGAACGCAGTATTTTATGGCTCAGGCGATTACAACCCAACACCGCGCCAATTATTTATGCCACCGCTAGAAGGCGAAGCAAAGCAATGGCAAGGTTGGGGAACGGCGCTCAAGCCAGCACACGAGCCAATGGTTCTCGCTCGCAAGCCGATTGTCGGAACTGTTGCCAACAATGTCCTCACTTATGGCGTGGGTGGGTTGAACATTGATGCGACAAGGGTTGGCAGTAGCAAACCAAATGCAACAAACACCGCCTTTGATTCTTGGCGCAATCTTGAAAATCGCGATGACAGGCAACAACCTGAGCAAACTTACAACCCCAACGAAGGCCGCTGGCCAGCCAATGTCATTCACGATGGCAGCGATGAAGTTGTGGCGTTGTTTCCACAAACAACTAGTGGTAAGCCATCAGGCAAGCGTGGAGTAAGTAATTACAATGTTGCGTATGCCGATGTTGCGGTGGGAAGCGATTTGACAGGCTACGGAGACAGCGGCAGCGCCGCCCGATTCTTTTATTGCGCGAAGGCGAGCAAGAAGGATCGCAATGAGGGGCTTGATGATTTCGCTGGCAAGGAGATCGGTGCTAAGGGCAACGGCTTAGCTCGTAAATGCGCCACTTGCAGCACTTCAGTCATTGAGGGTTGCGAATGTCCCGATCGCACTTTCGTCAATCCGACTCGCGCCAATCATCACCCGACAGTAAAGCCGACCGATCTGATGCGTTATCTTTGCCGACTCATTACGCCGCCAGCAGGAATCGTTCTCGATCCGTTTATGGGGTCGGGATCAACTGGCAAGGCTGCAATTCTTGAAGGGTTTGATTTCATTGGGATAGAGCAATCGGCAGAATATGTTGAGATTGCCAAGGCAAGAATTGAGTGGGCTGCCAATAATAAAGAGATAGATTTATTTAATGCCTAGAATCAACGCCGTACAAGCCTCTCTGCTTTACAAAGTTACAACCCGCACCGTCTATCGCTGGATTGAGCGCGAGCAGATCAAGTCTTATGACGGTTGGTACGAGCTAGATGACTTACAGGATGCTTATGAAAAGTTACCTCATCGCCAGCGGATTTGACTTTATTTCTTATGTCACTTATTCTCTCTATAATTGGTAGGCGTGTAACTAGGATAGGATGATGATTACCGCCGAAGCCACTCTCGCTGAAATAGATGAAGCTCTTTCTCACATACGGGAACGCTTACAGGATCGCTACGGCAATCGCCTGACCTATCAGCAGAGGCAATTATTTCTTTCTAGCGTAGATGATCTTTTAGATGCTCGCTTAGCGCTTCAACAAAATAACCTGTAAGATTTAATTATGGCTTACACCGAAAAAGAACGCGCTGAAGCTCTAGTTACACTAGAGGCTAATGGCGGCAATGTTCTACAGACTGCTTCCCAATTAGGCATAGGCGAAGCAACTTTACATCGTTGGATAGCCGAAAACTCCGAAAATGGAGACCATAAAAGCAATTTGGCAGTAGCCACCGCAGAACTTATCCCTGAAACTAGGGAATCATTTATCTCAGAATTAAAAACACTACGCAACAAAGTCTTACGCCACTTAGACGGAATTGTAGAAGACTTAAAGGCGCGAGAAGCCGCAATTACTTTGGGCATATTGATTGACAAGACCGAACTCCTAGAAGGCAACGCTACGAGTCGAACTGCCGTAGTCGGAAATGGGGAGACCGTTGATGAAGCAATTAAGCGACTCAGCGCAGAGCTTGAATCCCGACCTGACCGCACTTCGCTACCTGAAGTGGCATCATCCTCAGAAGGGTCTAGCGAGACCGAACCAACTACCACCTGAAGATAACTGGTCAAACTGGCTAGTAATGGCTGGTAGAGGATTTGGTAAGACTCGTTTAGGCGCAGAATGGCTTGCCGCTAAAGCAGTCAGAAACCCCGGCGTTCGTTGTGCCATTGTTGCTAGAACATTCTCAGATACTAGAAATGTCTGCGTAGAAGGCGTATCAGGAATTCTCAATATCCTGCGTGAGTACGATGCCGTTAAAGACTGGAACAAGTCCAACGGTATTCTTACACTCAAGAACGATTCAATCATTCAAACCTTTTCGGCTGATACACCTGATTCTCTTCGTGGCCCACAGTTTCATTACGCTTGGTGTGATGAGTTAGCCGCTTGGCAGTATGAAGATACTTGGAATCAGCTCCAATTTGGACTTCGTTTAGGCGATCACACACAGGCAGTTATCACCACAACGCCTCGCCCAACTAAACTTATTAAAGACCTCGTTAAGCGCGAGACTACAGTTGTTACTCGCGGATCAACTTTTGATAACGCTGAGAACCTTTCCCAATCTGCTCTTCTTGAAATGCAGACTCGCTATGCAGGTACTCGATTAGGCCAACAAGAACTTTACGGCGCAATCCTTGACGATAATCCGGGAGCGCTTTGGAGCAGAGCCTCACTTGAGGCCGCTAGAGTCAAAGATACGCCTTACCTTATTCGCGTTGTAGTTGGTATTGACCCCGCAGTAACAAGCGGTGAAGATTCAGACTCCACAGGAATCGTAGTCGCTGGACTTAGCGGTGACGGTCACTATTACATTCTTGCCGATTACACCCTTAAGGCTTCACCCCAAGTATGGGCCGAGAAAGCCGTTTATGCCTTTGAACTACACAAAGCAGACCGCATCATCGCTGAAACGAATAACGGCGGCGATTTGGTAGTTCATCTTTTGCAACAAGTAAAGAACACAATCCCGGTAAAGAAAGTCACCGCATCACGCGGTAAAGCAGTACGCGCAGAACCTATTGCAGCTCTCTCTGAGCAAGGCAAACTTCACATGGTCGGATACTTCCCCGAACTAGAAGATGAACTCTGCGAGTACGAACCGGGTGTGAGTAGTAAATCGCCTGACCGCATGGATGCAATGGTCTGGGCAGTAACAGAACTGAGTGAAGGCTCAAATGCGTTGAATTACCTTTCTGCGCTTGCGGTGTTCTGCCCTAATTGCAGGATGCCCGCACCGAAGTCCACCCGATTCTGCCCGAAATGCAACACACTCATTGGAGAACCTGATGCCATCACAAGCGATAAGCCAAACGCCTGATCCGCTTAACATTACAGTTCGCCAATCTCAGGAATGGGCTATCACTTTCTCCTATACAGATTCAACTGGAACGCTGATCTCTTTGGCTGGATACACGCCACTACTTCAGTTCCGTACATCTGCGCTCGCTAAGACAACTGCGCTCTCTCTTACAGTTGGCAACGGCATTACCTTTAACCCAACATCTTTGCCACAGGTGCAAGTAGATACAACAATCAACTGCGCTCCCGGCAAGTATGAGTGGGATCTTAAACTCACCCCAACAAGCGGTGCGGCTATCTTCCTCGGTGTAGGAACTGTTCAAGTTAATGCTGAGGTTTCGCGATGACCGATAACATCAATGTAAGCCCGGTTACGCCTCAGATTGTTGTCTCTGCTGCTGGCGCTCGCGGTGTTCAAGGAACTACTGGAACACAAGGCGCGCAGGGTACTCAAGGTTTGCAAGGACTTCAGGGAACTCAAGGCACACAAGGAATTCAAGGTGTGCAGGGAACTCAAGGAACGCAGGGAATTCAAGGACTTCTTGGCTTGCAGGGAACTCAAGGAACTGTTGGTATTCAAGGAACGCAAGGAATCCAAGGCACACAGGGAATTCAAGGTGTTCAAGGTACTCAGGGTCTATTGGGCTTGCAGGGTACACAAGGAACTCAGGGCGTACAGGGCAACACAGGTATTCAGGGCGCGGTAGGTACACAAGGCGCAACTGGAACGCAAGGCACACAGGGCGTTCAAGGTGTTCAGGGTACACAAGGCGTTCAAGGATTGCTTGGCTTGCAGGGCGTTACTGGCGCTCAGGGCATGACTGGCTCGCAAGGAACAACGGGAACTCAAGGCGCAACAGGTACACAAGGAACTGTTGGCGTTCAGGGAACTATTGGTTCACAAGGCGTTCAGGGATTACAGGGCGTTCAAGGTCATTACGGCAATCAGGGTACAACTGGTACTCAAGGCATTACTGGACTTCAAGGATTACAAGGCAATCAAGGCACAACAGGTATTCAAGGTGCGGTTGGCGCACAGGGTACTCAAGGGGTGCAGGGTGTTCAAGGAACACAA